TATACCATTGTGGTTAACAAACCGCCTAGCCAAAAAGGATATAGTGTCTAGAGTGTCATAATCATCATTCTCCTTCTTCGAGAAGTGTGTATAGTCCATATCGAACCTCTTCTTAAAGTGGGGTGTGAAATCAGAGACTCTGAGTCCAGGTCTACATATTGTCATAACATTGTCGTCTCCGTAGACTGTGAGTTCAAAATCACCGTCAGGGATAAGAAGGTCCTCTGTCATAACAATATAACACATTGCAACATTACATAAAGAATTGTACAAAGTGGTTATGGGATTTCCCGAAGGATTACCATCTACAACTTGGTATATCTTGTCATGGATAATGTGAGTTGCATTGTGTATGTGCTCAGCCAGCAGCTTACGGATGTTGGCGTTAACCTCGCCATCATCATACCACCAGTTAATGAAATCAATCACCAACAAGCCAATATATTTGGGGAGGCGCCCGTCATAGTTGGAGAAATCTCCTGCTATAACAGACCCGTCTTTCTGTTTGAGTCTGTAGTTCAACATAGAATATTGCATGGAATGCACATTAAGGCCAGTGGCCAAGGGTTTCTCGACGCAATTCGCGTAAGTATGCGTTATCTTATCCAAAAACATCCTTCTCATAATGAAGAGATAATGTATCTGACAACCGCTAACTAAACGCGTTTTGAACTCGTCAACTTTCTCATGAAGTCTTACTTCATCTTTAAGAAAGTCGGCACACAAAACTTCAATCTGATTCCCTTTAAGGAGCTCAGACCAAAACGTCTCTAGTTCTGCAAGAAACTCAGGATCATAATCGTAAGTATCATCAGGGTTCTTAACTAAATACGAACTCTTACCACGTTTACCTTTAGAGTATCCGTAGCCTGAGGAAGTATTATAGTTTATAGATTGAGACTTCTTAAAACTATCACCTCGGAGAGCCTCATCCCAAGATACAACCTGAGGTTTCAGGCCATTAATCTTGGCACGAGGGTAAGTGTGCTTGAGAAAATTCATCAGCTTCTCCTTATCAAAAGGATACTCAGGAGTCACTTGATGCATCTTCCCAATGGCTTTCATAAGCGGGTCAGGCTCACCTTCTCTAGCATAGAGCAAGGCGGGCCTCTTTATGGCAGGCCCAAAGGCATTGTACAGCTTACTCTTCTTGATCTTAGAAAACCTAGGGGGGTAATGAACTCTGTCCATAGACACAAATTCCTTCACTTCAAGCGGAAAAGCAGCACTCTGAACTTCCATACTATGGTGCTCATCCTGTTCAACCACATAAGTGGCCTCAACAGCCTGAACCATATACTCAAGGAGCTCTTTGGTCAACGGGATGGCAACACCAACTGTGTGCGTAGTTGACTTATTAACTCCAGCATGCATACCAGATAGAACAACTCTACCCTGGGGACCTGCTGAACACAGCAAGGCACCGGAATCTCCGCTCTCAGTCTTTCCTAAATAAGTAACGGGTGTTTCTATTAGGAAAGTGTGACCAGCTTCCTCGTATCTAACGTTCTTAAGTGTGTAGTTGCGATTGACTGGTTTCGGGAAAGGCTGGCCAGATTTGGTAAGCGCAAGGATATCCATAGGGTGACCGAAGGTCTCTATAACTCCATCATCCTCAGACATAAAGTGATCCTTCAACTGCTTAAGTTTCGGAACGTTATCGGGGAGTTTGAAGTATATCATGTCCTCTTCCTCAGCCATTAT